GCTGCATTACAGCCAGTGTGTTGAGCGACCTTATTATCCATGGCGCGGTATTGTCGCCGTATTCCCGTATTAACAGAGACCGCAGCCCGACAGGGAGACTCCTCTGCGCGAGTGTGCGGGGATAATCAAAAACGATACACACCGGGGTTTACCGCGTTAACGGAGCGCGGCGTTGTCCCCTCATGGTCGCTGGTCCGGTGCGATGGTGGAAGAAACTGGATTTTGTTGCAACTGATAACCATTATCATTTTCGCGGGTCCTTTCCGGCGATCCGGGCCGTTACGGGGCGGCGACCTCGCGGGTTTTCACTATTTATGAAAATTTTCCGGGATCCATGTCCGGTTTCTCTGCAAGTTAACTATATGAAAAATATAAAAACAGGTCTTCTGTGAACCGGACATGCGCAAAAAATGGGCATGTGAACCGGACATGACCTGTTTTGTTGTGATTGTGAGGTGAGAGTTTTTGCGAGGTGAGGAGTGGCTACGCAGACTGAAGTTGCCAGGCATTTAAGTCTGACCGATCGCCAGCTTCGCAGATTGCAGAAATTGCCGGGTGCTCCGATATCGAATAAGCGAGGGCAACTGGATCTGGATGCCTGGCGCGATTTTTACATATCGTATCTGAGGAGAAGTAAAAACGATGTGCCTGATGGCGATAGCGAAGACGACTATGAGGAGAAATTGCTTATTGCCAGATGGGAACTGACAGCGGAACAGGCTGTTACACAGCAGTTAAAAAATGAGGTGTCAAAAGGAAAACTTATTGACACCGGGTTCTGTATTTTTGCCCTCAGTAAGCTGGCAATGGCGTTATCCAGTACGCTTGATTCCATCCCTTTATCCATGCAGCGACAGTTTCCTGATTTAACACCGCGCCATCTTGACCATCTGAAAACCCTTATTGCGAAGGGGGCAAATCAGTGTGCGCGGGCGGGGGATAAATTACCGGATTTACTCGATGAATATATCAGAGCAACAACTGAATAATATGATGAGCGCTGTCACAACAGCATTACAGCCCCTGATAAGGGCATTGCCGGTGACGCCAGTTGAATGGGCTGATCAAAATTATTATCTGCCTAAAGAATCTTCATATGGTGAGGGAGAATGGAAAACGCTGCCGTTCCAGATCGCCATCATGAACAGTATGGGGAATGATCAGATCCGCACTGTTAATCTGATTAAATCTGCCCGTGTTGGCTATACAAAGATGTTGCTGGGAGTCGCCGGGTATTTTATTGAGCATAAATCCCGAAACAGTCTGCTTTTTCAGCCCACGGATTCTGCCGCTGAAGATTTTATGAAGTCTCACGTGGAGGCGACGATTCGCGATGTTCCCTGCCTGAAAAAACTTTCTCCCTGGCTGGGACGTAAACATCGTGATAATACCCTCACGCTGAAACGCTTTTCATCGGGTGTGGGTTTCTGGTGCCTGGGCGGCGCTGCCGCCAAAAACTACCGTGAAAAATCCGTGGATGTGGTCTGCTATGACGAACTTTCCTCGTTCGAGCCGGATGTTGAAAAAGAGGGCTCGCCAACCCTGCTGGGGGATAAGCGTATTGAGGGCTCTGTATGGCCAAAATCCATTCGCGGCTCGACGCCAAAAATAAAAGGCTCCTGCCAGATCGAAAAAGCGGCCAACGAGTCGGCGCATTTCATGCGTTTTTATGTGCCCTGCCCGCACTGTGGGGAGGAGCAGTATCTGAAATTTGGCGATGAATCCACGCCTTTTGGCCTTAAATGGGAGAAGGACAGCCCCGAAAGCGTTTTCTACCTCTGTGAACATCATGGCTGCGTGATCCATCAGTCTGAGCCTGACCAGAGCAACGGGCGGTGGATCTGTGAAAACACGGGGATGTGGACCCGTGACGGTCTGACGTTTTTCAGCGCTGCGGGTAATGAAATTCCGCCGCCGCGCTCCATCACATTCCATATCTGGACGGCGTACAGTCCGTTCACCACCTGGGTACAGATAGTCTATGACTGGCTGGATGCACTGAAAGATCCCAACGGCCTGAAAACTTTTGTGAACACCACGCTGGGCGAGACCTGGGAAGAGGCCGTGGGCGAAAAACTCGATCACCAGGTACTGATGGATAAGGTTGTGCGTTACACGGCGGCGGTGCCTGCCCGGGTGGTTTATCTGACGGCGGGCATTGACTCGCAGCGAAACCGTTTTGAGATGTATGTCTGGGGATGGGCTCCGGGAGAGGAAGCCTTTCTGGTGGATAAAATCATCATTATGGGACGTCCAGATGAGGAAGAGACGCTGTTACGTGTGGATGCGGCGATCAACAAAAAATACCGCCATGCGGATGGCACTGAAATGACCATTTCCCGTGTCTGCTGGGACACCGGGGGGATCGATGGTGAAATCGTTTATCAGAGATCAAAAAAACACGGTGTTTTCCGGGTGCTGCCGGTAAAAGGCGCATCTGTCTATGGCAAGCCGGTGATCACCATGCCAAAAACCCGCAATCAGCGGGGCGTGTATCTGTGTGAAGTGGGGACGGACACTGCAAAAGAAATTCTCTATGCCCGTATGAAAGCCGATCCCACGCCTGCGGATGAAGCCACGTCGTATGCCATCCGTTTTCCTGATGATCCGGAGATTTTTTCGCAGACAGAGGCGCAGCAACTGGTGGCGGAAGAGCTGGTGGAGAAGTGGGAAAAAGGAAAGATGCGTCTGCTGTGGGATAACAAAAAGCGGCGTAACGAAGCGCTGGACTGCCTGGTGTATGCCTACGCGGCATTACGTGTGTCCGTGCAACGCTGGCAGCTTGATCTGGCTGTACTGGCAAAATCCCGGGAAGAAGAGACGACCCGGCCAACCCTGAAAGAACTGGCAGCGAAGCTGTCCGGAGGAGTGAATGGTTACAGTCGCTGAACTGCAGGCGCTGCGTCAGGCGCGCCTTGATTTATTAACCGGTAAACGGGTGGTGTCTGTCCAGAAAGATGGTCGCAGAATTGAATATACGGCGGCTTCTCTGGATGAGCTTAACCGTGCGATCAATGATGCGGAGTCGGTACTGGGGACAACCCGCCGTCGCCGTCGTCCGCTGGGAGTGAGGTTATGAAACGAACGCCTGTCCTGATTGATGTGAACGGCGTTCCGCTTCGGGAGAGTCTCAGCTACCACGGGGGCGGTGCAGGATTTGGCGGGCAAATGGCGGAGTGGTTGCCACCGGCGCAGAGTGCCGATGCGGCCCTGCTGCCCGCGTTGCGTCTGGGGAATGCCCGTGCAGATGATCTGGTGCGCAATAACGGGATAGCGGCTAATGCGGTGGCCCTGCATAAGGATCATATTGTCGGGCATATGTTTCTGATCAGCTACCGTCCGAACTGGCGCTGGCTGGGGATGCGGGAGACTGCGGCAAAAAGTTTTGTCGATGAGGTGGAGGCGGCCTGGTCGGAATACGCAGAAGGGATGTCTGGCGAGATCGACGTGGAAGGGAAACGCACGTTTACGGAATTTATCCGTGAAGGTGTGGGCGTTCATGCGTTTAACGGCGAAATCTTTGTGCAGCCGGTCTGGGATACGGAAACCACGCAGTTATTCCGTACGCGTTTTAAAGCCGTGAGTCCGAAACGGGTGGACACGCCTGGACACGGTATGGGGAACCGTTTTCTGCGGGCCGGTGTGGAGGTCGATCGATATGGCCGTGCCGTCGCGTACCATATCTGTGAGGATGATTTTCCGTTCTCTGGTAGTGGACGATGGGAACGGATCCCGCGTGAACTTCCCACCGGGCGCCCGGCCATGCTGCATATTTTCGAGCCGGTGGAGGACGGGCAGACCCGTGGGGCTAATCAGTTTTACAGCGTCATGGAACGGCTGAAGATGCTCGATTCCCTGCAGGCAACACAGCTTCAGTCGGCCATAGTGAGGGCGATGTATGCAGCGACGATTGAAAGTGAACTTGATACCGAAAAGGCCTTTGAATATATCGCCGGTGCGCCGCAGGGGCAGAAGGATAATCCGCTTATTAATATTCTGGAGAAGTTCTCCACCTGGTATGACACGAATAGCGTGACGCTGGGTGGTGTCAAAATTCCGCACCTTTTCCCCGGGGATGATCTGAAACTGCAGACCGCGCAGGATTCAGACAATGGATTTTCGGCGCTTGAACAGGCGCTGCTGCGGTATATCGCCGCCGGTCTTGGCGTTTCCTACGAACAGTTGTCCCGTGATTACTCGAAGGTCAGTTATTCAAGTGCCCGCGCCTCCGCCAATGAGTCGTGGCGCTATTTTATGGGACGACGAAAATTTATTGCGTCCCGGCTGGCCACGCAGATGTTTTCCTGCTGGCTGGAAGAGGCACTTCTTCGGGGGATTATTCGTCCGCCACGGGCGCGTTTTGATTTTTATCAGGCGCGTTCAGCCTGGTCACGGGCCGAGTGGATTGGTGCCGGAAGAATGGCCATTGACGGGCTCAAGGAAGTCCAGGAATCGGTGATGCGTATTGATTCCGGACTGAGCACGTATGAGAAAGAGCTGGCGCTGATGGGTGAGGATTATCAGGACATTTTCCGCCAGCAGGTCAGGGAATCCGCAGAGCGGGAAAAGGCCGGACTCTCACGTCCGGTGTGGATAGCACAGGCGTATCAGCAGCAGATAGCGGAGAGCCGCAGGCCGGAAGAGGAGACAACACCACGTGAGACGTAATCTTTCACACATTATTGCCGCAGCATTCAATGAACCGCTGCTTCTGGAGCCCGCCTATGCGCGGGTTTTCTTTTGCGCGCTCGGGCGCGAGATGGGGGCAGCAAGTCTTTCGGTACCACAACAGCAGGTACAGCTTGATGCTCCCGGAATGCTGGCTGAAACGGACGAGTACATGGCCGGAGGAAAACGACCGGCCCGTGTTTACCGGGTGGTGAACGGCATTGCTGTACTGCCGGTGACAGGCACGCTGGTGCACCGGCTGGGGGGGCTGCGGCCCTTTTCCGGAATGACAGGCTATGACGGCATTGTCGCCTGTCTTCAGCAGGCAATGGCGGATAGCCAGGTGCGTGGCGTACTGCTGGACATTGACAGTCCGGGCGGGCAGGCCGCCGGCGCGTTTGACTGCGCTGACATGATTTACCGCCTCCGTCAGCAGAAGCCGGTCTGGGCACTGTGCAATGACACGGCCTGTTCTGCAGCCATGCTGCTGGCGTCGGCCTGCTCCCGACGGCTGGTTACCCAGACATCCCGTATCGGCTCCATTGGCGTGATGATGAGCCATGTCAGCTATGCCGGTCATCTGGCGCAGGCCGGTGTGGATATCACGCTGATTTACGCCGGGGCGCATAAGGTGGATGGCAATCAGTTTGAAGCGTTGCCGGCAGAAGTTCGCCAGGACATGCAGCAGCGGATTGATGCGGCACACCGGATGTTTGCCGAAAAAGTGGCGATGTATACCGGTCTGTCTGTGGATGCCGTCACGGGAACAGAGGCCGCCGTTTTTGAAGGTCAGTCCGGTATTGAGGCCGGGCTGGCGGATGAATTAATCAATGCGTCGGATGCCATCAGTGTGATGGCCACGGCGCTGAACAGTAATGCCAGAGGAGGCACTATGCCGCAATTAACTGCAACGGAAGCCGCCGCGCAGGAGAACCAGAGAGTGATGGGGATCCTGACATGTCAGGAAGCGAAAGGACGTGAACAGCTTGCCACGATGCTGGCAGGACAACAGGGCATGAGCGTTGAACAGGCCCGGGCGATTCTGTCCGCGGCAGCACCACAGCAACCGGTGGCATCCTCGCAGAGTGAAGCCGATCGCATTATGGCGTGTGAAGAGGCTAAAGGTCGTGAACAACTGGCGGCAACGCTGGCGGCGATGCCGGAGATGACGGTGGAAAAAGCCAGCCCTATCCTGGCTGCTTCACCACAGGCAGATACCGGCCCCTCACTCCGTGATCAGATCATGGCCCTGGATGAGGCAAAAGGGGCTGAGGCGCAGGCTGAACAGCTGGCTGCCTGCCCGGGCATGACCGTGGAGAATGCCCGGGCTGTGCTGGCTGCGGGATCAGGTAAGGCAGAGCCTATCTCTGCATCCACAACCGCCCTGTTTGAACGCATCATGGCGAACCATTCACCGGCAGCGGTACAGGGGGGCGTGTCACAGACGTCAGCAGACGGTGATGCGGACGTGAAAATGCTCATGGCCATGCCATGAAGTCAGTGCTGACCATCAATATGAGGTTTTTACAATATGGTAACGAAAACCATCACTGAACAGCGTGCGGAAGTACGTATTTTTGCCGGTAATGATCCGGCTCATACCGCCACTGGCAGCAGCGGGATTTCTTCTGCAACACCGGCTCTGACGCCCCTGATGCTGGATGAGGCCAGCGGGAAACTGGTGGTCTGGGACGGACAGAAAGCCGGTGGTGCGGTTGGCATACTGGTACTGCCGCTTGAAGGTACAGAGACGGTACTGACGTATTACAAGTCGGGGACCTTTGCGACAGAGGCAATTCACTGGCCTGAGAGTGTGGATGAACACAAAAAGGCCAACGCCTTTGCCGGCAGTGCCCTTAGTCACGCGGCGCTGCCGTAACACGTTATCAGGCCACCGCGGTGGCCTGACTGATTTCTGAATGAAAGGAACTGATTTATGGGATTGTTTACGACCCGCCAGTTACTCGGTTATACCGAACAAAAAGTGAAATTTCGAGCGCTGTTTCTGGAACTGTTTTTCCGCCGTACGGTGAATTTCCACACCGAAGAGGTGATGCTGGACAAAATTACCGGAAAAACGCCGGTGGCGGCCTATGTCTCCCCGGTCGTTGAAGGAAAAGTGCTGCGTCATCGCGGTGGTGAAACCCGCGTGTTGCGTCCGGGCTACGTCAAGCCGAAACACGAATTTAATTACCAGCAGGCGGTTGAGCGTCTTCCCGGTGAAGATCCGGCTCAGCTGAACGACCCGGCCTACCGTCGTCTGCGTATCATCACTGATAACCTCAAACAGGAAGAGCACGCCATTGTCCAGGTGGAAGAAATGCAGGCGGTGAATGCCGTGCTGTATGGCAAATACACCATGGAAGGGGATCAGTTTGATACTGTCGAGGTGGATTTTGGACGCTCTGAAGGAAATAACATTGAGCAGGCCGACGGTAAAAAATGGTCTGAGCAGGACCGTGATACGTTTGATCCGACGCATGATATTGACCTTTACTGCGATCAGGCCAGCGGTCTTGTGAATATTGCCATTATGGACGGTACTGTCTGGCGTCTGCTGAATGGCTTTAAGCTTTTCCGCGAAAAACTGGATACCCGTCGCGGCTCAAATTCACAACTCGAAACGGCAGTGAAAGACCTGGGGGCGGTGGTGTCTTTCAAAGGGTATTACGGCGATCTGGCCATTGTGGTGGCGAAAACGTCTTATGTGGCAGAGGACGGTACCGAAAAACGTTATCTGCCGGAGGGCACGCTGGTGCTGGGAAATACGGCTGCAGATGGGATCCGTTGTTACGGTGCCATTCAGGATGCGCAGGCGTTGTCCGAAGGTGTGGTGGCTTCTTCCCGTTACCCGAAACACTGGCTGACCGTGGGCGATCCGGCCCGTGAATTTACCATGACGCAGTCCGCACCGCTGATGGTGCTGCCGGATCCGGATGAGTTTGTGGTGGTGCAGGTGAAATAATCCGTGAGCGGGGGCGAAATGCCCCCGTGTCTTTTTTCACAGGGGGCTGATATGGCAACAAAAGAAGAAAATCTGAATCGTCTTCGTCAACTGGCTGGCCTGCTGGGGCGCGAGGCGGATATGTCGGGGAGTGCTGCGGATATTGCGCAACGTGTGTCTGAGTGGGAAGAGGAGCTTGCTGCTTCCCGGGAGGGCATTATGCCTGGTGATGAGAGCTGGTCAGAGCAAAATCACACAGACGATGGTGAGCAGTTGTACAACACTGATGCTACGGATGATGTTAAAGCGGTCCGTGTGCGGAAATGCCTGCATGTGATGGGGTATTGCCCGGAGACAGGCCGTCCCGTTGAACTGACGTACCGGGGCATGCGTGTTCTGGTGCCGTCACCACTGGCGACAGCCATGATACAGCACGGAACGGCTGAGCATGCGTGATTTTCAGAATGCCTTTGATGCTGCCCTTGCCGGGGTGGACAGCACGATTATTGAAGTGATGGGACTCTGTGCGCAGTTCACCTCCGGTGCACAGCGTGGCGGCGAAGTTCAGGGGGTTTTTGACGATCCGGAGTCGCTGGGTTTTGCCGGTGGCGGGGTCCGTATTGAAGGAAGCAGCCCGTCATTATTTGTGCGGACGGATACGGTGCGTGCTGTGCGGCGTGGTGACACGCTGACCATTAACGGCGAGATGTTCTGGGTGGATCGTGTTTTTCCGGATGACGGGGGCAGCTGTTATCTCTGGCTCAACCGTGGGCAACCACCCGCAGTTAACCGGCGACGATAAACGCAGGGTGAAATTATGGTGATAAAAGGACTTGATCAGGCGATTGACAATCTGAGCCGGGTTCGTAAAAACGCCATTCCTGCTGCTTCAGCAATGGCCATTAACCGTGTGGCCACAACGGCAATAAATCAGTCGGCGTCACAGGTTGCCCGTGAGACAAAGGTACGCCGGAAACTGGTAAAGGAAAGAGCCAGGCTGAAAAGGGCCACGGTTAAAAATCCGCAGGTCAGAATCAAAGTTAACCTGGGGGATTTGCCCGTAATCAGGCTGGGTAATGCGCGGGTTGTTCTGTCCCGACGAAGGCGACGTAAAAAGGGGCAGCGTTCATCCCTGAAAGGTGGCGGCAGTGTGCTTGTGGTGGGTAACCGTCGCATTCCCGGCGCGTTTATTCAGCAACTGAAAAATGGGCGGTGGCATGTCATGCAGCGTGTGGCCGGGAAAAACCGTTACCCCATTGATGTGGTGAAAATCCCGATGGCGGTGCCGCTGACCACAGCATTTAAACAGAATATTGAACGTATCCGGCGTGAACGCCTGCCAGAAGAACTGGCATACGCGCTGAAACAACAACTGAGGATTGCGATAAAACGATGAAACATACTGATATCCGTGCAGCCGTACTGGATGCACTGGAGAAGCATGACACCGGGGCGACGCTGTTTGATGGTCGCCCCGCTGTTTTTGAGGAGGCGGATTTTCCGGCGGTCGCGGTTTATCTGACGGATGCAGAGTATACCGGTGAAGAGCTGGATGCTGATACCTGGCGGGCCACACTGCATATTGAGGTGTTTTTACCGGCACAGGTACCGGATTCAGAGCTTGATCAGTGGATGGAAAGCCGGATTTACCCGGCTATGGCGGCGATCCCTGCACTGGCAGGCATGATTACCACGATGGTTACGCAGGGCTATGAGTATCATCGTGATGACGATATGGCATTGTGGAGCTCTGCAGATCTGACTTATTCCATTACATACGAGATGTGAGGATGATATGGCAACACCAAATCCCCTGGCGCCGGTAAAAGGTTCCGGCACCACGCTCTGGGTTTACACCGGTAAGGGCGATGCTTATGCAAACCCGCTGTCAGATGATGAGTGGACGCGTCTGGCAAAAATAAAGGATCTGACCCCCGGCGAGATGACGGCGGAATCCTACGACGATAACTATCTGGATGATGAGGATGCTGACTGGGTATCCACCGGGCAGGGGCAGAAATCTGCCGGTGACACCAGTTTTACGCTGGCCTGGAAGCCCGGCGAGAAAGGGCAGCGTGATTTGATTGCCTGGTTTGACAGCAGTGAGACCCGGGCCTACAAAATCCGCTTCCCGAACGGTACGGTGGATGTGTTCCGTGGCTGGGTGAGCGCCATTGGTAAAGCGGTGACTGCCAAAGAAGTGATTACCCGTACGGTAAAAATCACCAATATTGGTCGTCCGTCGCTGGCGGAGGATCGGGGAGAAATCACACCGGTCACCGGTATTACCGTGACGCCACTAACGGGGAATGTGGCAAAAGGTCAGAGCACCACCCTGACTGTGGCCGTTCAGCCGGAAGGCGCAACGGATAAAACATTCCGCGCAACGTCGGCAAATCAGAATTTCGCCACCATTACCGTGAAAGGGAACACGATCACCGTGAAAGGTGTTGCGGCAGGTAAAGCGCAGATCCCTGTTGTCACCGGCAACGGTGAGTTTGCGGCGGTGGCGGAGATCACCGTCACGGATGGCGCTGCGGGCTGAGGGGAGGAGATCAAGCATGTTCCTGAAAACAGAACAATTTGAATATAACGGTGTGTCCGTCACGCTGTCGGAGCTGTCCGCGCTGCAGCGGTTTGATTATATGAAGTTTGTTTCAGACGCAGAACAACAGGGGACAACGAAGCATGATGTCGTGCACATTAACCAGCGATATCTGGAAACGGCATCCCTGCTTGTGGCGATGTCGCTATGGCATTCCCATTCCCTCAAAGGCACTCTGGCCTCTCCGGAGACAGAGATGCAGCAGATCCGCCGTGAAGTGATGCTGGGATGGCCTGCTGATGCACTGAATCAGGCAACGAACCGGGTGCTTTATCTTTCAGGTATGCTGGATAACCGGCACGATGCCGATCCTGAACAAACCGGGAAAGCAGAAGCGACTGAGCCGGTAACATCAAAAAAGCATTCGAAGGCGAGCTGAACTTTGTCCTGAAACTGGCGCGAGAGATGGGGAGACCCGACTGGCGCGCCATGCTTGCCGGGATGACATCCACCGAATATGCCGACTGGCGACGTTTTTACTGCACGCATTATTTTCAGGATACCCAACTGGACGCTCATTTTTCCGGGCTGATGTACGCCGTACTCAGCCTGTTTTTTGGCGATCCGGATATGCATCCGGCGGATTTCAGTCTGCTTGCGCCAGCGTGTGAGGAAGAGCAGACGGAGATGCCGGACGAGGAAGACATGCTGATGCAGAAAGCGGCAGGAGTTGCCGGAGGCGTCCGGTTCTGTGGGGTGGGTGGGGGCGATATTTCACCTTCTGCGGATGTGGTGGATGTCAGCGAAGATGATGTTGCATTAATGATGGCTTCAGCGGGGATTTCCGGAGGTGTGAGATATGTCCCAGCCAGCGGGTGATCTTGTTATTGATTTGAGTCTGGATGCGGCCCGGTTTGATGAACAGATGGCTCGGGTACGCCGCCATTTTTCCAGTCTGGAGGCGGATGCCAGAAAAACCGCCAGTACTGTTGAACAGGGGCTGAGCCGACAGGCGCTGGCTGCACAAAAAGCCGGGATATCAGTCGGACAGTATAAGGCTGCCATGCGCACACTGCCCGCACAGTTCACGGATATTGTCACTCAGCTTGCCGGTGGTCAGAATCCCTTCCTTATCATGCTGCAGCAGGGGGGGCAGATCAGCGATTCATTCGGTGGACCGCTCAGCCTGCTTACCCTGCTGAAGGAGGAACTTCTCGGGATCAGGGATGCCTCTGAATCATCAGAGGATTCGCTGTCAGATACGGCAAATGCACTGGCTGAAAATGCCCGGAATGCCGGTGAACTGGGACGATTTATGTCGGTGGCCCGTGTGGCGGCAGGTGGCGGGGTTGCCGTACTGGCCGCGCTTGCTGCTGCCGCCTGGCAGGCAGAGCAGGCTGACCGGGCCTTATTGCGTTCACTGACCCTGACCGGAGGGGCGGCTGCCACCACAACGGCAGAATTGTGGAAAATGGCCGGGGTGATCAGCGATGAAGCCGGTGGTGGTATCAGACAGGCGGCAGAAAATCTGGCCCGTCTGGCAGAAAGCGGGAAATATACCGCCGGGCAGCTACGGATCATGGGGGAAACCTCTCAGAGATGGCTGCAGACGGTGGGGGACGATGCCGGGAAGGTGGAAAAAGCCTTTGAAGGGATTGCAGCAGATCCGGTGAAGGCGCTGGCCTCCCTGAATCAGCAGTATAACTTCCTGAGCGTTTCCCAGTTACGCCATATTGATGAGCTTGAGCGCACGAAAGGTAAACAGGCTGCGGTAACGGAGGCGATGTCCCTGTTTGCGGATGTCATGAATGCACGTCTGGAGCAACTTGATAAAGCGGCCACGCCGGTGGAAAAAATCTGGGACGATGTTAAAACCTGGACTTCTGACGCATGGGCATGGATAGGTGATCATACTCTGGGGGCACTCAGTCTGATCACTGACGTGGTGGCCGGAACCGTTGAACAGGTGAAGCTGCTGCTTGTGCAGGGGGATCTGGCGCTGGCTGAATTTATTCAGTCAGCTTGGGAAACGACAAAGAATGTGCCCGGCGTTGGTGCGTTGTTTGGTGAACTGGCAGAAGAGAACCGCGTATTTATTGAGAAAACAAAACGCGATGAACTGGCGCTGAGAAAATCCATTGCGGAACGGGATGCGCGTATACGCCAGGGGGAAATGGGGTACATCAACCGTTCGCGTGCAACAGACGTCAGCAAAGGTCCGGGGCAGCAGGAAGCCGTCAGCCGTCTGGCTGAAGAGCTGACAGGTAAAAAGCATACATCACCGAAAACGCGCTCTGCCGGGGAGAGGGAAGAGGAGCAGGCAAGAGAGGCTCTGCTTGCCCTTGAAGCTGAGCTCAGGACGCTGGAAAAACACAGCGGTGCGAATGAGAAAATCAGCCGGCAGCGCCGTGATTTATGGAAGGCAGAAAGTCAGTATGCGGTCCTGAAAGAGGCTGCCACGAAACGACAGTTATCCGGGCAGGAAAAATCCCTGCTGGCCCATGAGAAAGAGACGCTGGAGTACAAACGCCAGCTGGCTGAGCTGGGCGACAAGGTTGAATACCAGAAACGCCTGAATGAGCTGGCACAGCAGGCGGCACGGTTTGAAGAGCAGCAGAGCGCGAAGCAGGCCGCCATCAGCGCAAAAGCCCGTGGTCTCACTGACCGTCAGGCTCAGCGGGAGTCTGAAGCGCAGCGTCTTCGTGACGTGTATGGCGATAATCCGCAGGCGCTGGCACAGGTCACCGGGGCACTTAAACAGACATGGACGGATGAAGACATGCTGCGCGGTGACTGGCTGGCCGGGCTGAAGTCCGGCTGGGGGGAGTGGGCGGAAAGTGCGACGGACAGTTTTTCGCAGGTTAAAAGTGCTGCCACGCAGACCTTTGACGGTATTGCACAGAATATGGCGGCGATGCTGACCGGTGCAGAGGCAGACTGGCGGGGATTCACCCGTTCGGTGCTGTCCATGATGACAGAAATCCTGCTTAAACAGGCCATGGTGGGAATTGTCGGGCGTATCGGCAGCGCCATTGGTGGTGCTTTCGGTGGTGGCGCATCCGCTTCCACGGGAACGGCCATTGAGGCTGCGGCGGCGAACTTTCATTTCGCGACCGGCGGATTTACGGGCACGGGCGGCAAATATGAGCCTGCGGGGATAGTTCACCGCGGGGAGTTTGTTTTCACGAAAGAGGCAACCAGCCGGATAGGTGTGGGGAATCTTTACCGTCTGATGCGCGGCTATGCGGAAGGTGGTTATGTGGGTGGTGCCGGAAGTCCGGCGCAGATGCGGCGGGCGGAAGGTATTAATTTTAATCAGAACAATCACGTAGTGATTCAGAACGACGGTATCAACGGACAGGCGGGGCCGCAGCTGATGAAGGCGGTGTATGACATGGCCCGTAAGGGGGCGCAGGATGAACTCCGGCTGCAGTTGCGTGATGGCGGTATGTTATCAGGGAGCGGGCGATGAAAACCTTTCGCTGGAAAGTGAAGCCGGATATGGAGGTGAACTCGCAGCCATCGGTGCGTGAAGTGCGTTTTGGTGACGGGTACTCACAGCGTATGGCGGCAGGGCTGAATGCTGACCTGAAAACATACCGGGTGATGCTTTCCGTGACCCGGGAGGAGGCCCGGCATCTGGAAGCGTTCCTGGCAGAGCACGGGGGCTGGAAGGCATTTTTGTGGAAGCCACCCTATGCATACCGGCAGATAAAGGTGACCTGTGCTGCGTGGTCATCACGGGTTCGCATGCTGCGGGTGGAATTCAGTGCCGAGTTTAAGCAGGTGGTGAACTGATGCAGGATATTCACGAAGAAAGCCTGAACGAGTCGGTTAAATCAGAGCAGTCACCGCGGGTGGTGCTCTGGGAAATCGACCTGACGGTGCAGGGCGGTGAGCGGTATTTTTTCTGCAATGAGCTGAATGAAAAAGGGGAGCCGGTGACCTGGCAGGGGCGTGAATATCAGGCGTACCCGATTGAGGGCAGCGGCTTTGAGATGAACGGAAAGGGCAGCAGTGCCCGCCCGTCGCTGACAGTGTCCAATCTTTTCGGGCTGGTCACCGGGATGGCGGAGGATTTGCAGAGCCTGGTGGGTGCCACGGTGGTCCGTCGCCGGGTGTATGCGCGTTTTCTGGATGCGGTGAATTTTGTGGCAGGCAATCCTGAGGCAGACCCGGAGCAGGAGCTGACGGACCGGTGGGTGGTGGAGCAGATGTCATCGCTGACGGCCATGACGGCCTC